CTATCCCTCCAGTTTGCTTAAGTTCCCATTTGTATCATAAAAGCCAATTCCCCATGAGGTGAGCATTGTCCCGATTGTTCTTAACTGCAAGGCATTGCATTGGACAATTCTCCAGACCAGTTCCTTTAATGTTTGATTGGAAGAAAGAATTCCGAACAGCGAGTCAGGACTATATACTGGTTCACGTTCAACTACAGGAGAGTGATCACTATTCCCACTGATCAATTCCTCAATCGTGATGCCTAACCCCTTCGACAATTTGTAAGTTGTAAGGACATTGGGGAATCCTTCGCGCATCTTAGAGGAAATGAGTGATTCGTAATTGATGTTCTGTTCTGTACAGACATCTTTCAATGTTGCAGATCTTCTCAATACTGCAAGCTCCACCCTATGCCAAAATCCCACCGCTTCTTTCTTTGTTTTCATATCTCCATTCTACACTGAACCTTATATTTGTCTACCCAAGAAGTACCATAAAAATGGAATTTTTTATTAACAACCTTATAAATATCGGGTAAATTAGTGGCATGAATCAGTCAAAACCCGATAAATCTAAGGTTGGGCACATTATTATCAGCCGATTCTCTTCAGCGGAGAAAGAGGCAATCAGGAAGGCTGTAACAAAAGCCCAAGTACGTAGACCAGTATTTTACCACGATGCAATCGTGGTATTCGCAACGCTTCTAAACAAGGAGGAGAAAACATGATCCTTCTAACCCCAAAGCAAACTGCCGAATACTTGCAGCTCTCCGAGATCCAGGTGCGACGTCTCCTTGCCGCCAATAAGATCCCCCACTTCAAGATCGGTAGGGTGAATCGGGTGAACCAGGAGGAGCTTGATGCATGGTTGATGAAACGAGCACGGCAAGAAGCCGTTGGATCTTTTAAACAGAAAAGGTAATACCACCACCACTCCTGCCGATGAGTCGATCGGCATCAAAGGGCGAGGTTGTCTTTGACCTTCATTGACCGCGTGGCTCACGGGAGACCCGATAGAAGCTGTTGGGTGAATGGGAATGGCTTCCCCGTGGTTCGATTCCACGGCACCCAATACCTGCCCCGTATGGGGAGGACAACCAAAGACAGCCGGAAAGACGGCAGAAAATTAATTCACAATCTGTTTCTGGAATCTTCTCGATGGACGTTGTCTGTCGAGAAGGCTTGGGACTATCCGGTACGGGACCCGGTAACGGATTACATATGAGGGAGAGAAGGTCTGGACAGACCAACCGTTCGCCCTGTGGGTTCGAGTCCCACAAGTCCCAAAAATCGCATCCTGCCTTTTCGGAGGAGGAAGGGTATTGCCCACCATAGAAGGGCTCGGGACCGTGGCGCAGGAACGCTGGGGATGCACGGTAGACAAGGATTAACGGAGGTGACCGGTTGAGCCCGCTAGCAACTGTCGTATCCGTCACTGATGCAGGGTTCGAATCCCTGCCGGTCCCCACCAAATTTTTAGGAGGCATCAAGAATGCAAGAAAAAAGTGACGTGATGATGCAGGAATTCTTCGGGACGATTGCATCCAAGGCTGTGGAAATCTATCAGCAGTCGACACGGGAGAAGATGGAGAATGAAGGCGACTCCAGAATGGAAATCGAACTTCTCATGCAACAGGTTGAGGTCAAGGATGAAAAGATCTCATCTCTGAACAGGAAAATCTCAGAGTTGCAGGTAGTGATTGAAAGGCATCAGAGTGAGACCGATGAGCTTAAGTCGGAAATCAAGGAACTCCGAATTTTGAGGGACCAATATCGTGGTTGGTGGCTGGAAGAAGTAACGGAAAAAAACACAAGGCCGGACGCGGCAACGTCCGACCAGGAGGCATCCAAATGACTATTGAAAAAACCAAATCAATCAAGGCCGAGGACAACCTCGTGATCATTGTATATGGGAAGGGTGGTGTCGGCAAGACCACCTTTGCCGCTTCATCACCGAGACCTCTCATCCTCGATTTCGAGAATGGGACGAAGTATCTGGGTACCCGTGGATTCGATGTTGATGTAATCAGGATGAAGAAATGGCTTACCGGGAAGGACAAAACCGAATTGGTACAGATCATCGCAGACCATGAGACCATAGTCATCGACCCACTTGGGGAGGCAATGGAAAAGCTCATTGATTCCCCTGAGATAAAGGGGGTGAAATACCGTACTGGTGATGGAGGCCTCACTATGGCCGGTTGGGGAGAGGTGAAGAAGCAAATGCGCTCCTTCATCAAGTTCGTCCGTGATACCGGGAAGAATGTGATCATCGTAAGCCACGTGAGTGAGATACAGACAGAGCAGGGCCTTGAGCACAGGATACAGGTTGCTACCAAGCTGTCCGATGAGATTCCCAACATGGTTGATGTCATTGCATACATGGGGGTCATTCGGAACGACAACGAGATCAAGCGGGTACTGTACATCCCCCAGCAGGGTGGTGGCTTTGATTCCAAGGACAGGACAGGCAGGTTCCCCCAGACAATCCACATCGGGGAACAGACTGGATGGTCCGATTTCATCTCTTCCATGAAGGAGGTGAAGTGATGGCATACGAACTCAATGGGGTGGAGTACCCCAGCGTAACGACAATCACAGGGATTCTCGACAAGCCTGCCTTGTTGGGATGGGCAAGCAATTGTGCCGTGGACTTCATCAAGGAACGGCTGGATGACATCAAGGACCCCACGGATGTCCACAAGGGTGAAGACATCCTTGAGCAAGCAAGAAAGGCTTACACAATCAAGCGAGATTCAGCTGCTGATGCAGGGACCCAGTGCCACCATGCTATACAGATGTACATCGAGGGTCATGACCCATATCCATCGCTCAAATGCAAGGAGGCGAGAAACGGTTTTGAGGCTTTCCTTGCATGGGAGAAGATGAACCATGTGGAATGGCTCCAGAGCGAGGTGGCCGTATTCTCTGAGGCACACGGGTATGCGGGCAGATTCGATGCCATAGCGATGGTAAATGGCCATCGATACCTGATTGACTTCAAGACATCCAAGGGCGTCTGGGATGAGCATAGATACCAGATCTGTGCCTACCGACAGGCATACAACGAGATGCTTGAGGAAGGGCAGGAGCCTATCGAGCATCTTGCAGTCCTGCATCTGGACAAGAGCTCCGGAGAACCATCTTTCATCCCTGTAATGAAGAATATTGAGCGGTATACGAACCTGTTCAACACCCTCTGCATGGTTTATTACCTGCTGAAGGATAGACGCCTCAAGAACAATCCATTTGTGGCCTTGGCAAAAGTAAGCGGGCAATAAATCAATATTTCATCTAAAAGGCGTTAGCGCTAGACTGAATGTAGAATTCAGTAGGACGGTGAAGTAAATGGTATATACAGAAGAAGAGAAGCTGGCGCATGTGGAAAGAGCCAAAGTGTACGTGGAAAAGGGAGAGGGCTCCTATACAGCGTATGCAAGGGAGGCCGGGGTTCCCAGGACCACCTTCCACAAGTGGCTGCATAGGGTTTACCCCGAGACTCGTATAAAAAAGGCCAGGGCATCGGAAAGGAGCCTTGTCAATCTGGGGAAACCAGGGAAGGACAGCACTGCGAGAGGAAGGTTCCTGGTCGAGTATTACGGCTCCAAGATCGAGGTGAGTTCAACAGGAGACTTGGCGGAATTGCTCAAAGGCATCAAAAAAGCGAGTTTTATCTAGTGGCGCCTACGAAGTTGTATGCCGTGGTCCTCGCAGGATCCGGCTTTGCAGCCAGGCGCCGCTCGCGCATCTCGTCCAGCCTTCCAAGATCGATCTTGTCGGGAAGCAATGCTTCCCACTGCTCATCGGTCTTGCACCCGGGGCCGAAGGTGCATATGGCCTCTACATAATCCATCGGGTTCAGGTCCGAACGCTTGGCGGTCTCGATCAGCGAAAAGAAGAATGCGGAGGCATCCGCACCATCGACAGTTTGGCTGAAAAGCCAGTTTTTTCTACTGCAAGCAAAGGATTTCGCTACAATTTCACAAAAATTGTTCGAAGGCGTTGCCTCAACAACATCAAGATATGTGGAAAGATAGGGTTTGTACGTTTCCAAATAGTCCAGGGCCTTCCCCATCGCACCGGTAGGAGAGTGCTTGCCACGCAACTCATCCACAATCCTGTAAATAGCGCTAATAACCTGTTTGGAGTCCTGCTTTCTGGCATCCAGGAACCCGTCGACCGACAGCTCACCCGAAAGAAGCCGCTTCCTGTACCTGGCATCGATGGCATAGAGCTTCGCGGCTTCCCCGACAATCTGCAGGGCATGGGGATTTTTCTTGTCAACCTTCAGGATCTGCTTCAGCTGTCGGACCGCATGTACCCAACAGACGCAATGCTTCCCATACGGCAGATATCCCTTGAGTCCATCAGTCATGATATAGGAATCGTACTTGTAGTGCTTGACGTCCTCGAACAGTACATCCCTGTCACGTCCCTGGATGTAGTCAAGCAACACAAGGCTCCGTGTCTTGTGCGTCTTGGGGTCATAGGTCTCCCCGATGGTGATGTACATGAACCCGTTTTTCGAGGGTTTTCCCGAAGGACCCTTCACATCCAGGACCGAAACCCTGGTCTCGTCCTTGCCCATGAAGGCTGAGTCGTAGACCTGCCTTTTGAAGTACCGGGTGAAAGGAAGCAGCTCCTCGTAGTAGGTTATCACCCATGAGGCCAGTTTCTGCCTCGTGAGGAAGTAACCTTCTCTCCTGAAGATTTCCTCCTGCCGGTACAGCGGCAGATGGTCGTCGAACTTGCCGACCACCACGCTTGCCACCAGGCTGGGGGATGCCCCGAGCGTCGATGTTCTGGAAGGGAAAAAGATCTTTTTGTTGTCGCCCTCTTCCGCCTCCACGTCAAACGTTCGGTACTGGGGGTAGTGATGGCGTTCGACTATAATCTTGCGGGGAACAACGGCGATCTTGTTGATCACCTTGTCATCGACCCGCTTGTAGGCAATGCCATCGCTTGTGGTAACCACATCCTCTGCACCCTCGGTATGGAACACATCACACACCGGGGTTTCTGCAGGAGCTGTACAGGCATTGACCCGTGGACGCTTCTTTCGGCTGTGTGCCGCAACCTCGGTGGTCTCCTCTTCCTGGGGAGTTTCCGAAAGCACTGCATCCAGGATCTCAAGTTCCTGGAACAGCCAGCCGACCTGCTCGGATGAGGGGAGGTATCGCTCTGCGGTCTTGAGCTTGTACAGCTCCCTGAGATTTGCAATCTCCTCATCCTTTTTCTGAATGATGGAGGAAAGATTGAAGACCAGTGCGGCAAGGTCCCCGCGAGACATCTCTGCCAGTCTTTCCTTCGTAATCTTTGTATCATTCATACCGAAATGATAGCATTAAACGTGATTTTACTCAATGGTTTCGGTATATATATTGCGTTTCAGGACATTGTTTTTAGCCTACATATCGTGGGCTGAGGACAGGGAACTTCCTGAAGACATCACAGCCTTCCAACAACAGCAGCAGGTCCGGGATTTCGACCCGGACCGCCTCTTCCTCAGTGTTCGGCCATCTGAACGACGAGCCGCATTCAAGCCGCTTGATGATCTCGACCCAGCCGTTGCGGTCCCAGACAATCGCCTTGATTGTTCTCCTGGTTCCCCCACAAAACAGGAACACCGCCTTGGAAAAGGGCTGGAGCCTCATTTCGTTCTGGACGATGTATGCCAGGCTGGGAGAACCCTTCCTCATGTCGGTTACCCCTGGTTTGATGAAAAAATTGTAATCCTCAAGTTTGATGTCCATTGTTCGCCTCCATATATATAAGAGGTTATTCGTTTTCAGATAGGTTTTGAAGAGCAATTTATAGAGCGCTTACTGGCAAAAGGAGAACCAACAAAAATGGAGGTACCGTTTTGAAGGTTGAATGGACAGCGGACAGATCCACCTTGGCGCTTCTGGTGCCAAGACGGTTCAGGGAGGCCATCCACAAGATTTATGACATTGCTGACCGAAGGGACAATGGCTACATCAACATCACAGTCAGCAATGTCCATAAGCCACGGTCCACTGGCTGGAAATCCCAGAACCATGCCATCAACGGGTACATCCAATTGATTGCCACCGAGACCGGGGAAGATTTCGGGGTCATCAAGATGTATTGCAAACGACGTGCACTGGCCAGGGGATACCCACTCATGGAAAGGGAAGGGAAGCTGGTGTATTCGAAGGTAACCGGTGAAGTGCTTCCAGAAAGTGAGGCCAACCTCTCCATCGTGGAAGCCGGATACCTCATCGAAGAGATCCAGCAACTTGCAAGTGAGTTGGGAATCAATCTGGGGGATGGCCATGCATAATCTGATTGCCATCGACCCGGGTCCAAGGATGAGCCGGGTGTGTGTCATCGACTCGGATACATACAAACCAATCATTGCCGGGAAAATCGAGAATCCCTCTGTCTATGAAACCGTAGCACCGGTAGCTGGGGGAAGCAATGTAGTCATTGAGATGGTTGCCCACTATGGGACCGGGATGCCAGCTGGCAGGGATGTCTTCGATACCTGTGTTTGGATAGGGCGTTTCCACGAGATCTTCGCATGTAGGGGGTCCTCGGTGGCTACGCTCCCAAGAAAGACAGTGAAGATGCATTTGTGCGGAAGCATGAGAGCCAAGGATTCAAACATACGTCAATCTCTCGTAGATCGTTTTGCTCCGGGTGAAAGGAACTATGGGAAGGGAACAAAGGCGAAACCAGGATTCTTCTATGGGTTCGCCGCAGATGCGTGGCAGGCCTATGCATTGGGAGTCACGTATCTGGATATAAGGAGAGACAAGGATGAATGATCTTAACAATGTTGTCCTTACCGGTCGCGTGACCCGCGACGTGGAACTGAAATATACGACAAACGGTTCAGCAGTTGCCAATTTTTCCATTGCAGTCAATGAGGGAGTGAAACAACCAAACGGACAATGGGAAGACAAAGGGAATTTCTTCGATGTAAGCCTCTGGGGAAAGTCAGCAGAAACGCTTACAAGGTTTCTCACAAAGGGAAAGAGAATCACTGTACAAGGCAGACTCCGCCAACAGACATGGCAGGACCAAGAGGGGCGGAGCAGGAGCAAGGTGATTGTCAATGCACAATTTGTGCAATTGCTCTCACCGATAGAAGGGAGAGAGTCTCAAGGATCTGACAGGAGACCCCCTAATGAGGATCCCCCTAGAAGGCGACATACATCTCCCCCGAAGGGAGGCCCCCAATCGGCGGCCGCGATGTATGCCTCGTCTATAGATCCGGAAGAGGATGCAGGGATGATGGGTCCGGAATTCTTCGGTGGTGACATACCGTTCTAAAGAAAGGGGGGGAGGCATGAATTATCGAAACAAGGCAATCTCAGCATTCTGCAAGCTCCGTAGGCTCCAGGAGGCAGATTACAACGGTATGGTCAGATGCGTAACGTGTGGTCGTCCTGTGAAGTGGAACGAGTGTGACGGGGGACATTTCATCGACCGCCGTCATAGGGGAACAGAGCTCGAGCCGGACAATGTATGGCCACAATGTGTCGTCTGCAATCGATTTCTCTCCGGGGATAAGGAAATATACCGCGAAGTGCTGGACAACCGTCTAGGCAAGGAACGTGTGGAGCAGCTGGAAGCGATGGCAGAGGGAGATCATATCCACAAGGATTATGAGTCGCTCTACAAGAGTTTCCAGAACCAAATCAGACGGTTACGGAAATTGAAGGGGCTATAACGATGTCAAAAAAACATATGCGATATCTATCCCTTTTCAGTGGGCTCGAAGCCGCTACTGTGGCATGGGAACCACTCGGATGGGAACCTGTGGCGTTTGCAGAAGTTGATGAGTTCCCGAAGGCAGTTCTTGCCCATCACTATCCGAACATTCCTGATTTAGGGGATGTGACCAAAATCACCGAGGAACAGATAAAGGCCCTTGGTCCGATAGATCTTGTGGTAGGGGGGTCCCCCTGCCAAGACCTTTCCATTGCAGGGAAACGTACCGGTTTGAGGGACAAGGATGGGTCGGTTACCCGAAGCGGGTTATTCGACGAACAGATAAGGATATTTGAGACAGCAAGGAAGAATAATGGATGCAGATACTTACTCTGGGAGAATGTTCCAGGAGCCTTCAGTTCAAACAAAGGGCGTGACTTTGCCTATGTTATTGACTCTATGGTCGGCGGGGATATTCAGGTCCCCGAAGGGGGATGGAAGAACAGTGGAATCGGCATTTCGCTTGATGGGAGCAGATGTGTCGAATGGCGCGTGTTGGACGCACAATACTTCGGAGTGCCCCAAAGACGCAGAAGAATCTTCGCTCTCCTCGATACTGGAGCATGGTGGAGTAGAGAACCGATTCTATTTGAGCGAGAAAGCCTGCAGGGGAATCCTCCGACGGGCACGTGGACGGAAGAGGAAGCTGCCCCCGGAGCTGGAAGGAGCACTGATTGCGAAATTATCATCTACGAAAACCATGCAAATGACAGCCGGGTTACCAGATGTGAAGATGGTATAGCCCCTACCTTGAGCAGTCGCATGGGGACCGGGGGAGGGAATGTCCCACTGGTGATGGCTTCCGGACAGGCAAATGCCGAGATCCTCAAGGACCAATGCCCCACACTCAATTGCACAGATGAACAGCCAATTTATTGCGGGGTGGAACCATGAACATAGTAAGGAGGCTAACCCCAAAGGAGTGTGAGAGGCTCCAAGGCTTCCCAGATGGCTACACAAACATCGCATGGAGAGGCAAGGCTACAGCACCCGATTCCAGACGCTACAAGGCTCTTGGGAACAGCATGGCTGTCCCTGTGATGCGATGGATAGGAAGGCGTATACAGGGTTCCTCTCTTGTTGAGAGGAACGAGCAGGACATAGAGAGAGTGCTGTATGTGTCTCCTGGCGACGAGGAACAGATCTCTCTGTTTTAAGGGTATGTCAATTATGGATAAGAGAGAAAAAATGACCATAAAACAAGCAGTTATCAATGTGTGCAATGCAATGTATCCGGGAGAAAAGATACTTGGATACGAATTATACGAGAGGGTCCTCGCTGAGTTATGGCGCTCGGGGAACTTCAACAGACCGTTGAGTGATACCGTGTTGAGACGATTCAGGGAGGTACGGGACCTGTGTGGGATGGAGAGCCACCCATCAATCAGCGAGTACACAAAAAAAATTCAGTCGGAGGAACAAGATGGCAAAAAGACGTATGTTCAGTATGGACATCATTGATACGGATATGTTCTTGGAAATGCCCTCTACCACACAGCTCCTGTATTTCCATCTGTCAATGCGCGCTGATGATGATGGGTTTGTCTCATCACCGAAACGCATCATCAGATTGATCGGTGCATCGGATGATGACCTGAGGATCTTATTCTCAAAACAATTCGTGATTCCCTTCGATTCAGGGGTCTGTGTGATCAAACATTGGAAGATCCACAACTACATCCAGAAGGACCGATACCATGAAACAATCTACAGGGAAGAAAAGCTTATGCTGGAAGAAGATATGAACGGTGCTTACAAAATGGATACAGAATGTATACACGATGTGTCCAAAATGGATACCCAGGTTAGGTTAGGTAAGGTTAGTTTAGGTAAGAGTAAGAGTAATATTTCTGCCCAAACCGAAGAATCGGTTTCGGCTGTATTCTCACTTCCCTCTCTCGGGGGAAAAGAGTTCCCGATCACAGAGGAACTGTTCCAGACATTCAAGGACGCGTACCCTGCTGTGGATGTCATGGCTGAATTGAGCAAGATGAAGGCTTGGCTACTCTCCAACAAGAAAAACCTCAAGAAGGATGTGACACGGTTTGCAAACAACTGGCTTTCACGAGCACAGGACAAAGCAGAGCGGCCCAGTTTCGGGCAAGGGGGGAAGCCTTCCCAGCGAACACTGGGTAATGAAGACCGGTGGGATATGCCCAGACCCTTGCAAAAGGAGCTTTGAGAATATGGATATTGAATACACAAAAAAAATGATGCAGGGGAAGGGGCTCAGGATTGTTGAAACCCTTCATCTGGAATGTCCCAAGCACGGGCCATACGAGAACAACCGCATATTGCGCTATTACGATGATGGCACCAGCGAGGAATTGCCCCTTTCCGGTTGTCCGGTATGCAGGGAAGAGGCTGCACGGCAGGAATTGGCAGAGAGCTATGAGAACATCCTGCTCGAAGGGAAGTTGGCCTCATCACAGATCCCTGCGAAGTTCCAGAACTGCATGGTCCGCAATTTCCAGGTTGAGGATACAGAGAGTGCATTCTCCCATTCCAAGATGGAGGCACGGAACATGGCAATAGCATTCATCCGGGATGAAGTGAGGTCCTTGGTCCTGCTTGGAGGGACAGGGCGAGGCAAGAGCCATCTCATGGCCAGCATGCTCAAGGGTTGCATCTCGACAGGCAGGGACGCTCTCTATGTCGTGGAACGCAAGATCTATCGTGACATACACGAATCATATCTGGGGCGAAAGGACCTGATGACCGAGGGACAGGTGATCGACCTGTATTCAAAGGTTGATGTGCTCGGAATCGATGAATTGGGGAGGTCCTCATGGACCGAGCATGAGGCGCAGATACTCTACGAGATCATAGACAACCGTGATGTCTACAACCGAAAGACGGTCATGGCTGGCAATCTCATGCCTGATGAGTTCAGGCAGAAGTTCGATGATTCATTCAGGAGAAAACTGGGTGCAACCACGATTGTGTGCACCTGGCCGAGATGGGAGGAAAGGTAAATGAACAAGAATGAATTGGTGAGGAAATTCGAAGCCGAAATGGATTGGTCACTGGAGCAAGCAAAGGAAGATAGCAAGGTAGGTGTGTTTAAGAATGCATATATTAAGTGGCTTGAAGCCAAAGCCATCTCCTACGACAGGCTGATGAGTGGGTATATGACGTCTAAAGAGATGGAGGCGATGATTTCACGTATCCTCGAAAGCGAGGGTGAGTGTGACCGATCGTGAACGTCAGAGAGGAGGCATTGCATGAGGATACGGATCAGCAGGGGAGATGCGGTGATGGCCGAAGTAAACAGCCAAGCCGCTGTAGCGTCCTATCTTGGTTGGTCGAAAAAGCGGGTGGCGAAATGTCTGAAAACGGGAGAGTCATATGACGGGGTGACTGTGGAAACCGTAGGGAACAACCGGAAAGGATATGCAGTTGTTGCCTATACCCCAACATCATCGGAGCGATACAACTCCAAGAGCGAATGTGCACGGGTGTATGGGATTTCCCGGTCAAAGCTGGAGCATCTCATCAGCACCGGGGGGACTGCAGAGGACGGGGTGACCACCTTCGATGAGCCGATATATTAACTGCTCTGGATTGCAACACAAGGCACGGGAAATATGGGAGGATTTGGTATGATCTGGGATAAACGAGAGGATGAGTCCAGCAAGGCTTATGAGTGGTTCTGTCGGTACCGTGACATGGGACCAGGCAGATCGCATGAAAAGCTGAATCAGAAGTATGCAGGAAGTAGATCAAATAAATCACTAACCCTGAGATGGTCGAGCAAGTATGCGTGGGTCGAAAGGGCTGAGGCGTATGATGTGTATCTGGAGGGGAAGAAGCGGGAATCGAATGAGGAGCGTACCATCAAGGCAGCTGAGGAGCAGATAGACCTCTCGGACAGGGTAATGGAGATTCTGCTCCGAAAGCTTCCCCAGATGGAGTATGGGGAGATCAAACCTACTGAATGGAAAAACCTCGCTGAGTTCGCCGTGAAGACCAAGAGGGATGCCTTGGGGATTGCCGACAAGCACGAGGTATCCGGTGAGATCCATGTAGACCATGAGATTGGCAGGAAGCTGAGTGAGGAAATGATGGAAAGGACACGACGGTTGCTGGGGGGTCTGGATGGTGACGCGTGACCAGTTCATTGTGGAATGCCAACGGATCATAGATGGTTTCAACAGCAAAGATGACATGGAAGGGCTGAGGGAATGGATGCGCTACATGGTACGGCACAACATCTTTTTCCTTGCCCTCTTTGTATGTGAACGCGAGGATTTCAATCGTGATTGGCTCTATGATAGATGCCAAGAGGTACAGGCGCACCCGGACGGTTTCATAGACATATGGGCCAGGGAGCATTACAAAAGTTCGATCATCACATGGTTGAAGACCATGCAGGACATCCTGATCAACCCGGAAGAGCGAATCTGCATCTACAGCTTCAACCAGACGCTTGCCAAGAGTTTCGTGAACCAGGTGAAGACGGAGTTCGAGACAAACTGGCGCTTGAAATGGTTGTTCCCAGAGATCTTGTGGGAAGACCCTCTGAAAGGGACGTACCTTGATGAGGACAATGTAAGGCAGAGAATCCCTTGGACAACGGACTCCATCCGTGTGAAGAGGAAAAGCAGGGCCAAGGAAGATACTCTCACAGCCTCCGGGCTTGTCACCGGGCAGAAAACTGGCGGGCACTACACGATACTGATATACGACGACGTAGTCACGCTGGACAGCGTCACGTCGGCCGAGATAATCGACCGCACCACCAAGGCCTACGAGATGAGCCTGAACACGGGATCCAGCAGTGGGGGGAAGCCTACGAGGGTGAGAATCATCGGCACCCGTTACCATTACGCCGACACCTATTCCGTGATTCTTAAGAGAGGGTCTGCAAAGCCGAGAATTTATCCATGCGTGGATGAAAGGGGAGACCCCGTTCTCCTCACCAAGGAGATCTTGGCTGACAAGAAGAAGGATCTCGGTTCTTGGGTGTTTGCCAGCCAGATGATGTGCGACCCGAGGCAAGCGGGCAGCATGGGCTTCAAGCGTGAGTGGATCAAGCCTTGGACTCCCACAATCTGGGAGAACCTGAACCGCGTGATTGTGGTAGATCCTGCCGACAAGGTGAAGCGGAAAACTGACTATACAACGATGTGGGTCGTGGGGCTGGGAGCAGACAGAAACTATTACGTGATCGATTTGATCCGTGACAAGCTGTCCCTCACAGGAAGAACAAACGCTCTCTTCGCACTGCATCAGAAGTACCGCCCCAACCTAGGGGTGCATTACGAGTCCGTTGGGATGCAAGCCGACACGCAGCACATCGAGGAGCAGATGGAACTCAGGAATTACCGCTTCCCCTTGTACCCGGTGAAGGCAACCGTAGCGAAGGGCTTGCGGATTGAAGCGCTGGAACCGTTGTTCCGCAATCACAGGGTCTATATGCCCGAGGCGATATGGTGGAAGAATTGGGAAGGGGAGACTGTAAATTTGGTGGAGCAGTTCATCCTGGAGGAGTTTCTCGCGTATCCGTTCTGCAGTCACGACGACATGCTTGACGGGTTGAGCAAGATCGTGGACGAGCAGGTCGTGCCTTTCTTGTACTTCCCGGAACCCCTTACCGCTGAGGAGTTGCTAAAGCAAAGGCTTGGGATCCCGACCGACTATGAGGAGCCTTACGAACCGTTCTAGGTTGTCAACCAAAACACTCCCCCGCAATAGGGGGGGGGAGTATGGGGGTGTCCCTAGATGTCGGTTATCTGTCCCGCCGTGACACCACCTATCTTGAAAAATATGTTCTAATTTAGTTGTGGACAGGAATAAGAAGCATCTGAATGAGTTGAAGAAGTCTATTCTTGAAACGCTCTCCGAGATGGAGGCCATCCGTCGTCCCACGGAAGCAGTGAGATGGGAAGCGTGCGCATTCGTCAAGCATCGCTCCAAGGGCTTCAACCTCGGGCAAAGCAAGATCAAGGACATCAAAAACCATACCATCCATGCGGTGAGGGCGACCAACATAACCGTGGAAGGGATCATGGGGTATCTTCTCAGCCAGAATGTGCGGTGGTTCAATTTCACGACACAAGGCAAGAGATTTGAGCGTGCCGACCAGATCTATGGGGCGAAGGACTATCTGGAACAGGTGGTCACGGCAATCCTGGACATGTTCGCACAGACGAATTTCTACTCGACCACGGGATTGGCGATGCGGGATGTGTTCGTACAGGGTACGAGCGCCGAGTTCATCATCGATGATGTGAAGCGCAACAAGGTCTACTACGACACGATTGATCCGCAGGAGTTCTATATCGCCGAGGATGAGACGCGGAAGGTGGACACTTTTTACCGCGTATATGAGATCCCCATCAGGAAAGCGTTCATCAGAATATTATAGTTTCCTGAAGCAATCCGTTGTCTTGAGGAAGCCTTGGAAGATTTCCTTAGCGATTCTTCTAATACCATCGTTGTCATGAGGTCCCCTTTTCGAGCACAGATATCTGGTAATCATGCATGCTACGCAAATCAGAAACAAAGATTTTAAGATAAGCGGTTCAAACGGAGGACATCATATAGAAAAAAACAAAGTTC